GTCCCCATGCCCATCACGGCTATAATCATGATGAATTTGAGAAAAGCAAAAAGAGGGCGACTAATTTGACACCAAAAGAGAAAAAACTTGTTGAAAGGGTCAAAAAAGAGTGGTATAATCATATCAAGAAAACGTAGATAGTCGTATATAGGAATTACGCCTTGATTGAGGAGATTCCGGTTCGAATCCGGGCTTCTACGTTACTTTTAGCCCCTTAATTGGGGTTTTTTGTTGCTGAAATAAAAACGGCAGCCCCTCTTTTAGAATATAAAACGAAGTCATGAGTATAAAAACTTGTGGCTTTTTTCTTTGAACAGGAAGGAGGGGAAGAATTGCCCAGAGATGGAACAGAAAACTTGATTCCGTTTAATGAACGAACAAAGGAAGAACAGAGAAAGATCCAGAGAAAAGGCGGTATCGCCTCCGGTAAGGCTCGAAGGGAAAAAGCGGACCTAAAAAAGAAAGTCAATGACATTTTGGCGATGGACGTTTTCAGCCCACAGCTCAAAGAAGCGCTCGAGGAAAAGGGACTAAACGCGACGAACCAGACGGCGATCGCGACAGTCCTTTTGCAAAAGGCCCTTAAAGGCGATATGCGAGCTATTGAGCTCTTAGCCAAGATGAACGGCAACGAGGGCACAAAAGATAATCTCGACAAGAAAGAGCAAAAGGAACGAATCAAGGCCCAGCAACTCGAGAACCAGAAAAAGGCCCAACAGTTGGAAGGCAACGTCGTTTCAGAAGATATCATGTCCGACTATTTCGACAAGTTGGAAGGAGTGATAAAAGATGGCTCTTGATCGATTATACACAGATAAACAGATCGGGATCTTGCGTCGCTCTATCGCTCGTGACTGGTACATGATGATAAATCATGGCGCAGTACGGGCCGGGAAAACCAAGCTCGACAATGATCTCTTTTTGATGGAGCTGAAACGGGTTAAGAAAAACGCTGCTAAAGTCGGAGTTCAAAAGCCTATGTACATTTTAGGTGCGGTATCGTCTGGGACGTTGCAAACAAATATCTTGCGCGAGATCACGGACGCTTACGGACACGAATTTCAGTTTGACCGACACGGGAACTTTACCTTATTTGGTGTATACGTCGTTACGACGTTTACGGGGTCCATAGCGGGCCTTAAAGCTATTCGGGGTATGACAGCCTTCGGGGCCTATGTAAACGAGGCCACGCTCGCTAATAAAGAGGTTTTTGACGAGATCTTAAAACGTTGCTCCGGGTACGGTGCGCGTATAATATGCGATACCAACCCGGACCACCCGAAACATTGGCTCAAAGTTGATTATATCGACAAGGCAGACGATGAGAAGATCATCGCGAACCATTTTACAATCTTCGATAACACGTTTTTAAATCAACGATACGTGGACAACTTGATCGCAACGACGCCTTCCGGTATGTTCACAGAACGCGGGATCTATGGTAAATGGGTGATCGGTGAAGGTGCGGTCTATCGTGACTTCAAAGAGGAAATGTACGTCAAGAAAGCGCCCGAGCATTTCGCCAAGATCTATGCAGGGGTTGACTGGGGGTATGAGCACTGGGGCTCGATCGTTGTCATTGGACAAACTGAGGCCGGAGACGTGTACATACTCGAAGAACACGCGCACCAGTACAAAGAGATTGATTTCTGGGTGGACGTTGCGAAGGATATCAAAGCGCGTTACGGTGATATATTCTTTTGGGCTGATAGCGCACGACCCGAGCACGTCGGACGGTTTAACCGCGAGCGTCTAAAGTGCTTTAATGCGTACAAGTCGGTATTATCTGGGATTGAAGAGGTGGCTAAACTCATGAAGGGTGGCCGTTTTTTTGTCGTTTCAAATAAGGTCCGGAAGTTCAAAGACGAGATCTATCAATACGTCTGGAACGAGCGCACAGGCGAACCGCTGAAAGAGCACGACGACGTACTAGACGCGGTAAGATACGCGATCTATTCGCAGCACGTATACGATACGAGCAGCACAGTAAAAGAGCGTATGCAAAGCGCACAATATTATTTCTAAAAGGAGGAATAAGAGAAAGTGAAATTCCTTAAAGGGAGACGCTTCGACGAGAACGCGAATCGTCAGTTTATCATGACGGCCGAAGATTTTGACACGATCGAATACGAAGGCCAGAAATGGATCGAGCGTCTAAAAAACTATATCGGAACGCACAGATCCGAGCAATTGGACCGGTTGAAAGAACTGAAACGCTATTATCTCGCCGATAATAATATCAAGTATCGCGAGGCCAAAAGCGATCCATACAGCGCGGACAACCGAATCGCGAGCGACTGGGCGAAATACATTGCTATTTTTGAACAAGGATATATGTTAGGAAACCCGGTCGAATATAAGAATGAGAACGCGGAGATTCAAAAGCAGATTGACCAGTTTTCAAAGCAAAACAACGAAAAGGACCACAACGTCGCGATCAAGACAGATCTCGCGATCTATGGCCGTGCTTACGAGCTATTGAACACGTATCAAGACGAGGACGGGTCAGTTTGGGTCAAGCTCTATCGTATGGATCCAGAGCAAACTTTTGTCATTTATGACGACAGCTACGAGCAACGTTCGTTGATGGCTATCAACTACTACTCTATCAGTTACGGCAACGGGCATAAACGTGATTTCGTCAAGGTCTATACTAGTAACGCTATTTACGAGTATGTGGACGATAACCAAGACACAGACACGCTCCACCTAAAAGACACAAGCGAACACTTCTTTAATGGCGTACCGGTGAATGAGTTTAGCAATAACACGGATCGGACAGGCGCGTTTGAAGCCGTGCTGGACTCTATCGACGCTTACGACTTGTCACAGTCAGAGCTTGCGAACTTCCAACAAGACAGTAACGAGGCTCTTTTGGTGATCTCGGGGAACCCGTTTACCGGGGTCGACGACAAGGACTTCTTAGAAGATGGCCGAATCAATCCGAATGGGCGACTTGGTGTGTCTCAAGCGTTTAAAAAAGCTAAAATCTTAGTTCTTGATGATAACCCTATTCCGGGAGGATCGAGCCCGAGCGCGAACTATCTCGTCAAGTCATACGACACGGCAGGGGCCGAAGCGTATAAAGAACGACTAGTACAAGATATCATGCGCTTTACATTTACGCCAGATACCACGGACAGCAACTTTGCAGGTACACAGTCGGGTGAAGCGATGAAATATAAGCTCATGGCGTCTGATAATTATCGAGGCAAGCAAGAATTGCTCTTTGAAAAAGGACTCATGCGTCGTTTACGTCTCGCGGTCAATATCTGGAAGATCAAGGGCAACGATTCAGAGAATTATAACCTTATCAATGAAACAAGCGTTGTTTTTAAACCAAATATCCCGCAAAATAACAGTAAGATTGTGGCAATGGCGAAGAACTTATACGGCGTTGTAAGTGAACAAACAATCTTCGAAATGCTCGAACAAGTGACAGGCGTCGACGCTGAAGCAGAGCTAAAGCGTATGAAAGAAGAAACGGAAAAAGCGCTTGAAATGCTCCCACGAATCGAGCCAAAAGCCGGCAAGGTAGCGATAGATGAAGAAGATAAAGAAGATGAAGAAACCGAAGCTGACCAACCATGAGGAATACTGGGAAGCACGCGCCCGGGAGATATTCGAGTACGTTGATCGGAAAGATATAGACTTCTTCGCTGAATTGGAAAAAACTTATCGCAACGAGGCGGTAAGGCTTCAAAAGTCGTTGTTTGACTTTTACGCAAAGTACGCGGAAGATCACGAACTCACTTACCAAGACGCAACGAAGCGCCTTCGTGGTGAGGATCTGAGCGACTATGTGGACAATGCGACGTTATACCGCGAGCAGGCTGAGAAAGATCCAGAACTATTGAAGCGTTTGAACCAACAATACGCGTCAGCTCGAGCGATCAGAATTGAGGCTTTGCAGTTGGAAACTATTCACAGGCTCGGAGTGCTCACAGGAGCGCTTCATAAGAGCTTCGAGAAGTATTTATTCAACGTTGCGGAATACGCGTACAGAAAGGCAATGGGAGGCCGTACAGGCTCGGTCAACCGTCCGGCGTTTGAAGAGATTGTCAAGACGCCCTTCAACGGCCGGAACTATTCCGAGCAGTTGTGGGGCAATACTGACAGCCTCGCGCAAAAGCTGAAAGAAGTATTTAAACAAGGTTTTATTCGTGGGGACAGCCCGCAAGATATGGCCCGCGAAAAAAAAAAAAA